ACGGGAGTTGTTGAAGGAAGCGTATTGGAAGATCAGGCGACCGAAGTAACCATGAGCAGCCACGATGTTGTAGGTCTCTTCTTCTTGACCGAACTTGTAACCATAGTTCTGGGACTCGGACTCGGTGGTTTCACGAACCAGTGAGGAAGTAACCAGAGAACCGTGCATTGCACTGAACAGAGAACCGCCGAACACGCCAGCAACGCCGAGCATGTGGAAGGGGTGCATCAGAATGTTGTGCTCTGCTTGGAAAACAAGCATGTAGTTGAAAGTACCACTGATACCCAGGGGCATCGCATCAGAGAAAGAACCTTGACCGAAAGGATAAACCAGGAATACAGCAGAAGCAGCAGCGACAGGTGCGCTATAAGCAACACAGATCCAAGGACGCATACCCAGGCGGTAGGAAAGTTCCCACTCACGTCCCATGTAGGCATAGATGCCGATCAGGAAGTGGAAGACAACCAGTTGGAAAGGACCACCGTTGTAGAGCCACTCATCTAGGGAAGCAGCTTCCCAGATGGGGTAGAAGTGAAGTCCAATAGCATTGGACGAAGGAATAACAGCACCAGAGATGATGTTGTTTCCGTACATGAGTGAACCAGCAACGGGTTCACGGATACCGTCGATGTCCACTGGGGGAGCACCAACGAAGGCGATGATGAAACAAGTAGTTGCTGCCAGCAGGCAGGGGATCATCAGGACGCCAAACCAACCAACATAGAGGCGGTTATCAGTAGAAGTTACCCAGTTACAGAATTGTTCCCAGGTGTTTGTGCCTTGACGGCGTGAAAGAGTTGCAGACATTGTTTTAAGTAAAAGTAAGTAGATCCATCAGGGAAATGGTGGAGGTACTTATTTCCTTACCACCCTCAGGTAAGGATATGAGAGGCGTATTTTACTTGCTTAGCCTCGGTGAGGTGGTTAGACCCTTTTCAGCAAGTGTTACAACCCGTTTAAGAAACGTTACATTCCTTAACGTGTTGATGTATTTATAATACTACGGTTTTCCGTCCCTGTCAAGCCCCCTAAACAGGATCAGTTGATAAAGTGCCTGCATTATCAACCAAAAGCCTGTAGGCAGTTCCATTTGGTGATGTGAGAACCAATCCAACTGAGGTATCAACACCAACCTTAATATCACTTTGGAATGTAGAAACTCCAGATACTCTTACAGCATCGAGTTCAGTATGACCATCTACATCCAAATGCCTGGAAACCGTTGCATCCGTACTAATAGCAACATTTACAGCATTTAAATTCAGGTTATTAGGACTGGTGATCGTGGGAGTACCAGAAGCACCAATCAAATTTAATTCCTTTATACCAAAACTTTTATCTGCCATCGAAGACTTTTTAGTTATTTATGATTGAGTAAATGAAATGCCAGAAATACTAACACCACTCATAGTTGGTTTAGAGTCACTAGCACTATTATCATAGATTATTCTCTTTTCTGCATCTCTCATATTGTAAAGACCAGTCCAATATGCAGTAGTTGTATCATCTGGACTTGGATCAAGATAAAATTCACCAGCAAGTCTAGATCCATCAGTAAATAACCAATCTTTTACTTGCCTAGATGTTGCGGTTGGATTTGCTTGCATATACAAAGCAATAACACCTGCGGCTACTGGAGAAGCAGCAGAAGTTCCATTGAAGAGGCAATCATAAAAACGAGTATCATCATATCTTTGATAGTCAGTATATCCAGAAACACCATTTGTTCCTGGTGCCAGTGTTTCATCGGCAGGGGCCCAGACATCAATTCCAGGTCCGTTGTTCGAATATGTTGCTTTTCTCTCAGCATAATTTTGAATATATTCATCCATGGCACCAACACAGATTGATGGATGAAAATCAGTGGCACTATCAAAACCAATACCTTGAGGATTCATCCAATCTCTATGATTGCATGGACATGTTCCTGTAGGGAACTCTGCCCTAGGATCTGTTGTCCCAAACCATTCATCATCCATATAATTTAATCGATCAGGATCATTAGCACCAATACCCAATCTTTGATTATTGTTTCCAGCAGCAGCAACGTAAATAACACCCTCTGCCATCATCTCATCAGCAGCAGTATTAGTGGATGATGAACGTGATGAAGATGACCAAGATCTATAGGCACCCGATATTTGATTATTCAATCCGTTTTTCATTGCCGTCACTTGATCTGTTGTAGAAGCAGTAGCACTAAATGATCCTGTAGATCCTCTAAACTTATAATCTACCGTAGCACTAGATGAAAATGCTGCCTGATATCCCCAACTACCATTAACAACAGTAGGGTTTGCTCTGCCCGTTGCTGGATTAATTGGTTTGTTTCTGTGCCATATCTTCATCAAATCATAATTTGCTTCAATACTCATACTAACATTATCACTGATACCGGGCATGTTCCAAATGTTTGCTTCAAAAGCCATTCCCATATATCTACCCGCTGCTAGTCCAGCACAAGCAGTCCCATGCCCACTAATTAAACTATTGGTCCCATCAAGGTTATCGCCCATTGCTGCTGCAGCAGTATAAGCAGCAGGAATTGATACCGTGCCTTCTGACTGAAATGCTACAGAACGATTAGCAGTATTTTCCCACCATCCTTCTGCAGATGCTGTAGTAATACCAGTTCTACCATCAGTTTTGGTATAAGTATAGTTATTAGTTATGAAGTAATCAGGATCAATATAATAAGGTCCATCAAGTACAATATCTCTTACTCGTGATTGACCATTATCATCTAAAAACTCTGGATGATACTGAAGAACTCCAGAGTCGTGAATGACAACATCAACGTTTTTACCAGTCAAACTATAAACAACATCACCATTAATTGGTGGTGGGTTTCCCGTTACAACTCCAGACCCATAATCACCACCAGTTTGTACTCCGACTCTTTTAACTTGCCATCCAGTTCTACGATATTCAGCACTGGTTGGACTAGTTGCTGGTGGAGCATTAACACCAAGATCCCGATATATCTTTACATCACCCTTAAATCTTTTTGTTGCTGGTTGGGGTTTGGGAAACGAGTCTGGATTATCTGTTGGAGATAGTTCAACCCATTCAATGTGCTCATGGTTTTTTAATTGCTCTGCTTCTTCATCCTCAAGTTCAAAAGTTCCTCTTGTTGGACTGTGTAGTTTTTCATCCCAACAGGAAACTTGTCTATCTGGAATATGATCGCACGTAGTTTCTTCACACAGAAGATCATGGATTTCCTGCCAATATTCTGGGGATGTTACTTTAACAGTATATTTTTTCATATTAGAGTAGAGATCCTCTTACAAATCGATAGGTGGTTAAACCAACAACTCCAGTCTCTGGTGTTGCCTGAAGTGTAACTGTCGATCCAGTCATCGTTGCACCAAAGGAAACAATAATATCTGGTTGATACATGACACCATATTCTTGAGAATATGAATACTCACCATTCTGCATCACAAGAACTTTCTGAGATTGAATGTAAGTTCCAAATCCAACATGAACTGTATATTCGGCAGTCAGGAAATCATCAGTCGAAGTATCAAAACTATCAATAGCAGAAGCAATACCTGCCTGAGAAGTATGTTCAACAAGTCCAGTTACAACACCATATCTTTGAACTTGCAGAATAGTCTGGGGATTTGTTGTACCTACGCCAACATTTGAAACTGTGTTAATACCAACTCCAGTCTGTTCCCAATATCCTGCGCCGCCACCTCCACCACCAGAGGGTCCTTGGATACCCTGAATACCTTGAGTTCCTGAACCAACAGCACCCTGAGTTCCTTGAGTACCATTAGTACCAGATGTTCCTTGAGTACCATCAGTACCTTGAGCACCTATTGCACCTTGAGTACCAGCACCTGTGGCACCTTGAGTACCATCAGTACCTTGAGTTCCATCAGTACCTTGAGCACCTATTGCACCTTGAGTTCCAGCACCTGTAGCACCTTGAGTTCCGTCAGTGCCTTGAGAACCCGTTGCACCCTGAGTACCAGTCGTTCCCTGAGTTCCTGCACCAGTAACACCCTGAATGCCTTGAACACCCTGAGGACCTACATCACTAACATTAATAGTCCCATTCATGGCAGAATGGAATTGACAAACATAATATAAAGTACTTGGAGCGTTATAAGGAACTTCAAATGTTATTGTTCCAACCTGAGTACCGTTGCCAGTAACTCCAGTACTATAAACATTTCCAGCATTGTATGCACCAGAACTTGTTTGGAAATAGAATGGATGACCAGAAGCATTGATATCAAAGATATAAGTAAATCCACGAAGAAGACTTAGAGTTGGATCATTAGTACTATCAATGACATAATCCGCAGATCCATTATTCGTTACAGTAAATGTTCTAGCACCTACGGTTCCTTCTGTACCCTGAGCACCAGTGGTTCCTTGAGCACCTGTTATACCTTGAGCTGCAACTGCACCATCAGTACCTTGAGTACCAGTAGTTCCTTGAGTACCAAAAGTACCTTGGGCACCGATGTCTCCTTGAACACCAGTAGTGCCCTGAGTTCCAGCACCTGTAGCACCTTGAGTTCCGTCAGTACCTTGAGAACCCGTTGCACCTTGAGTGCCAGCACCAGTAGCACCTTGAGTACCGTCAGTACCTTGAGCGCCAGAAGCACCTTGAGTACCATCAGTACCTTGTGCTCCACTCATACCTTGAGCACCTTGAGTACCAGCACCTGTGGCACCTTGAGTACCGTCAGTGCCTTGAGTGCCAGAAGCACCTTGAGCACCTTGAGTACCAGCACCCGTAGCACCCTGAGTACCATCAGTGCCTTGAGTGCCACTTAGACCCTGAGCACCACCAATTCCTTGAGCACCCTGAGTACCAGTTGCTCCCTGAGCACCTTGAGCCCCACCAGTATCACCCTGAACACCCTGAACACCCTGAGATCCTCCAGGTCCAATAGGACCACCTTCACCAGTTATACCTTGAGTTCCTTGAGTACCCGCACCTGTGGCACCTTGAGTACCATCAGTGCCTTGAGCGCCAGAAGCACCTTGAGTTCCGTCAGTGCCCTGAGTTCCGTCAGTACCCTGCGCTCCAGTCGCACCTTGAGTTCCAGCACCTGCTGCACCCTGAGTACCATCAGTACCTTGAGCACCAGTAGTTCCTTGAGTACCAGCACCTGTTGCACCTTGAATACCATCAGTACCTTGTGGTCCAGAAGGTCCTTGCGGTCCCTGAGCACCATCAGCACCATCAGAAGGTCCTTGTGTTCCAGTAGTACCCTGAACACCTATTGCACCCTGAAGACCATCAGCACCTTGAGCACCTTGAGCCCCACCAGTATCACCCTGAACACCTTGAGTACCTATTGCACCAGTAGTTCCCTGAGTTCCAGTGCCAGTTGCACCCTGAAGACCTTGAAGACCACCAGGTCCGCTAACACCCTGAGCTCCTATAAATCCCTGGGCACCTTGAGTGCCATTTTGTCCAGCAAATCCTTGAATACCCTGAGTACCTTGAACACCTTGAAGTCCAGCAATTCCTTGGGCACCAGTGGCACCATCAGATGGTCCCTGAACACCTTGAGGTCCAAAAAATCCTTGAGTACCTTGAGTACCCTGAGATCCATCTGTTCCTTGAAGACCCTGGATACCTCCAATTCCAGCCAAACCTTGAGTACCTATAGGACCATCAGCACCTTGAGCACCTTGAGGACCTGTTATATTTCCTACATCATCCCATGAAGATCCATTCCAAACCCACAGATTTCCAGTGTCTGTAACAATATATCCATCACCAATAGATCCACTATAAGAATTTGGCCATCCAGGTAGATCTGTGTTTAAAGCAACCGATCCTTGAATCTGTACTGAAGTTCCCGAAGTTCCTTGAGTACCTTGAGTACCATCAATACCTAATTGACCTCTTGTACCCTGAACACCTTGAGATCCTGTGGCACCTTGAGCTCCGTCACTACCAGAAAATCCTGCAGTACCTTGAGTTCCTTGAGTTCCTTGAGCACCATCAGCACCATCAGAAGGTCCTTGTGTTCCAGTAGTACCCTGAACACCGATAATACCCTGAATACCTTGAGTTCCTTGAGTCCCAGCACCTGTGGCACCTTGAGTTCCAGTTCCAATTTCTCCCTGGATACCCTGAATACCCTGAATACCCTGAGTGCCCTGAGCTCCTCCACCTTCACCGCCGCCTGTTATTTCTTGTCCATTGACATAGAATCCAGTAGCATGTACTTGACCATTAGATTGATATAAAGTTATTCCAGTTCCAACATTAACATTTGAATTATGATATACCTCACCATTAAAAGTGGAAACGTTACTAGCAATAACACTACTAATAAATGCAGTATTGAGATATGAATTCCCCGTGGTATTAATACCTAGTATTCCATTCTGCAGTTTTTCTCCACCAGAATATACATCTGTTGCACTAACAATACCAGTATTGCCGTAAATAGTAACACCAGATCCAACCAGAATTTCGTTGTCTATTCCATTCAGAGTAATTGATGCTGGTCCTACAGTTAGAATTCCAGTTACTCTTGTATCACCTTCAACATATAACTTATATCCATCCTTAGCAGTTGTACCAATACCAACATTCTTTACAGTATTAATACCGACAGAATCTACAGACCAAGTACCAGCAGAACCAACAACAACTCCACCGCCGCCTCCACCACCAACAGCACCAATCCACTTACCAGTTGATGCTTGATACTGAAGGAAATAACCATCAGTCTTTGCAGTGTTTCTATCAACATCATCAAGGAACTCCAGGCGAACTTCACCACCACCGCCAAGGGTGGCAAGTTGTTCTTGTAGTCTACCAACAAGAAGTTGATAATGATTCTTGAGTTGCTCTAAGGTAACAGGATTTTGAGAAAGAGGATCACTGTTCTTTGAAGGATCATTCAACAATCCTTCTGATAATTTTCTGTACTTAATTGCAAGAAGATCGATTCTCTCTTCAAGAGAACTCAGATCAACTTTTGGTTTCTTACTTAACTCAAGGAATAGATCTTCGCGGAGAGTTACAATATCAGCACTATTAGAAGAGACGTACTTCTCTACTACCTGCTCAACCTGATCCTGATAGAGCTCTCTAAAAATACTCTGTGCTTCTCTAATCTTGAGAGATTCAATAGAATCTTCGACTAGACAAAGTTTGCGATGCTTTTCTCTAATTTCACTAACATATTCTTCAGTAAGATCTTCTTTGACTACCTCACCTTCATATAAATCTTTTCTCCAGTCATATCTTTCATCTTCTGGTTTCTCCTCAGGCAAAGGTAGAGCGTCACCTTCATTGATGGTAACGCCCGTCTTTTTTAGATCCTCATCAAGATTCTTGATTTTGTTATCTAGATCTTTAGAGGATTTAGAGTGCTTTATACTTTTTCTAAAGAGGCCCATTAACTATTATCAATTTTTTCCGTAATAGTATTTATTATACCCCCAATCTGGAAATTAATCCAGTCCTCATTATGCCTGAGATTCAGTCCAGGTGATTCTGGATGAAACTGTTAGTGGCGTGGTTGCATTAATTTCAGAAGTATCTGTTGGTTTGATTGCAATCGTTAGAAGGTCAGGACCATTAGGGAATGTTCCATCTCCACCAAGAATCGCATTACCAAGGTCAGTAATCTGCGAAAGATCAAAGTCAGTTGTTGAAGACAGTCTCTTTCCTGCAGCGTTTTCTGTACCACCAGATGAACGTAGAGAGAAAATAGTTGTTCCACCAATAACTTTATCACCAGCAATATGTTTAACAAGTTCCGAAAGTGATGGTGAAGTAACATTCTCATAAGTCTGATTACTGATAGCACCATTCAGAATAACATCAACCGTACAGTCATGAGAAACTGTAATACCAAGAGATTTCAACTGCAACTGCATTCGATTAATAATTTCTCTCTGTCCAAGTGCTCCTGTCAATCCATTATCAACAGAAGGGGCAAGGCGAATACTAATCAAAGGAACATCACTATTAAGGTCAATACTTCCACCACCAGCTGATGGAGCACCAACACTTATGGATGTTCCAGAATTAATTATTGGATAAACCGCAGGTGGGTTGTATCTTCTACTAGAAGATTGGTAGATATAAACGTTGAAATTACCACCAGAATAATCCGTATAGTCAACAAGATCTCCATTCAAAGCACCATCGGCAGTATATAATGGAGTACCAGCAGAGAATTTAGAAGCATCATTAGTATTAAAAGGTATTCTTACATAGAAATTAAATTCTCTGGCAGAATAGTCATAAAGATAAGTAATACTGGAAGCACCTGTTGTAGTAGCAGTGCTAGAGTCACCGTTTGTAAAGATCAGGTTGTTTGATGCGGCAGTGAATAGATATGCTTTATCATCGTCAAATTTTCCGTCCATAATCACAGAAGTACCCCAGTGGAATAGGGATGGAACATATGATGGACGATCAAAGTTTTCAATTTCGTATCTGGCAGGAATGTTACCAGATCTCATATATGCTTCTTTAAGGATATTATTATGCCTAAATTCGTGCATGTACTTAACATGACCATAAGTATCCTTAAATCCAAATCTGATCTTACCAGCACCATACCAAGAGTAGTCCAGATATACCATTTGAATCTTAGTTATATCTAAATCAAATCCTGATGGACCACTTCCATCTGCCTTATCAATATTCCACTCAGTTTGTGGAACTTTTGTATCTACCGTCTTAGTAATAATTGCATCAGAAGAACTAACACCCTTATATGCAGGTTGTATATTAATTTCAGTTCTAGAAACAACTTTGGTGATTCTGTAACTAGATCCTCTTATAACAACAAATCCACCAACACTCAATTGACCAGTAAAGTTAGTGTCATTGCCAATAATGACATTGCTACCTTTGGTTGCTCTACAAGTACCAGGCAACTGTTGTACTGAAGACCTTCTTACAGCATATAAAGTTTGTCCATCAAACTCATAGAAGAATCCATTTTGATAATCAAATAGACCGCAGCGAACAGCACTATTAGACCAACCATCAATATTATACTCAACAATTCCATCAGGAATACCACTATTAGGAACACTGGGTAGATAATAACTAATTGTGAAATCATCAGATGCTTTAACATCAAAGGTTCCATTATATGCGTTATCGGAAGAACCACTAACTGTTATAGCGTTTGCTCTTGTAATACCATGAGGATACTTTGTTGTTAATTTAGCAATAGTGGTTGTAATACCTGCAGGTTCTAATTCAATTTTCCCAAACATGGTTGAATGATTTTCACACTGATAATAATATGTGCCTGTTGATATTCCACTAGTGTTCCATAGTATTTTTCCACTGTCTGTACCATTATTTGTTATTCCAGTGGTGACACTACTTCCAGTTCCAGTAACTGCAGCAGTCTTAATCCAGAAAGGATGACCAGGCGAATTGACCACAAATTCAATTGTATCTCCTTCAGCAAGGGCTACTTCTGGATTTTGCCCAAAAACAGTAACGTTCCTATCAGATCCAGAAAGGTTGTAACTTGAACTGTCATTGTTATTAACAAAAACTTGATAACTTTCTGCAGGGAGAGATGTACTTGCAGAACTAACTAAAGCATTAGCAACTCTTGATGGGTTGAAGTTAATAGCAACAGAACACTGAATACCTTTACCTGACTGATAACGGAAATACTTACGAGTTTGTCTAACAATAGAACTATTAGGAGAAGTACCAGCATTAATCTCAACACCACCGTCAAATGGTCTATGCAAGAAAGCACCATCAGGTCTTGTATAAATTTTTGTTGGTACATAATAACTTGCTGAAGGTATTTCAACACCAGGAATATTATCTACAGTTAATTCAGTATCATCAATAACAGAAACAACATTAAATCTTAAGAATGATGGTGGAGTTGTAGTAGAATTTGATATTGTAAATTCATCTCCCTCTTTAAAGAATCTCTTAAATAATGAATCTGTCCCAGTTATAATGGTACTAGTAGATGTAATAGCAACAGATCCATCTCCAGCAGAAAGACCAGATATTGATGGGACTGTAATAGTCTGTGTTCCAGAAGTTGTTGTACCAATACCAATAGCATTCCCAGATTCGGCATTTAATGCACTTGCAGCCAATCTGAAATGATTTGGTCCATCAGATACAGCATAATAAGTACTAGAACTAGTCAATCCACTAATACCCTCTCCAGTATATACTACTTTTTGTTGAGAAAGCAATTTGTGATTATTGACATTAATATAAACCGTT